GGTGTACTCGATCGGGTCCCAGACACTAGCGAGAGAAGACAATCCCCTCAGCCCTTGGAGTGAGTAATCCTGCCTAAAGAGGGTCTTAAGGGTTCGTTTGTACATCGTACTACAACCACTTAAGTCCCTCCCTAGGTAATGGGGTAACCCAAAACCTCCAAGGGCACGAGGGGTATGGACCGGAATGCCGCTGGCCGAGACGTACTTGACGAACTTGTAGTAACGAAAATAGGCATTACTTAAGAGAGCAACTCTTAAGGCTCTGTCTGAATCCGTCCACTTCAAGTTCTTCAAGGTCGAATCGACCGCGGTTCCTCGGAACCATAAGACGTTCACCTCCTTCCGGCCTGGGAGTCGAGAGTCAGGGGTTGTCAGTCCCTTGACCTTTACGGTGTCCACGTACCACAGTCCATTTGGATGGATTGAGTACACGGACTCCGTAAAGATACAATGGGACTTGCTTTGGTAGTGGGAACCCTTAGATATAATCGCCCCTATGAGCTCCAGAATGGACTCATAGAGGCGGAATCTCTGGGTTCCCCCCAACCAAAGCTCGTCATCCCCACAACCGATGGCGAATGACTCAGGACAGTGCTTCGGGGAGACCCAAAAGTCCCCCGTTCGCACTGAACAGAGTGCATTCTCCAAAGAGTAGAAGGGCCTCTTGTGGATCGCCCTGGAGAAAGAGATTGCCAGACTTCGCGAGAATTGTCTCGCGAAGTTTAACAACATCCAATTTCCAGGGAGACCCATAGGAGTCCCTCTTCTCGTGATTGTTTTTAACTCCCCACTCTCATCCAAGAAAGGTGAGGACTTAATAACTCCACCTGGATTCCGGTACCGGAACTCTATGGGGGAAACCAAGATCTCCAGCAATGGACGGAACCACGGGGCACCCCTCTCTTCAAAGTAAGATGCGAGCACTCTTGCGAATGCTTGCATCAACTCTAAGGAGAAGGTGTCCGTGGCAGCCGTGAGGTCCAGTGAGAGGGCAACTCTAGGGATAGGAATATGATTATCCCGCGAGGCCTTCTTAATGGACTTCATGAACCATCCAAAGCTATGATAAGGGTTTCCCCTATAGAACGGTAGGATGTCCGGATCAAAGGACCCTAAATATTGGAGAGCCTTCCGTAGCTGGTGGAGGCACATCACGATACTACCGGGGGCAACCCCGATAGGACGTGTTTTGCCTCCACGTTCAGCCACTGGTTCGACTCTCGATGGATAGGGTCCATTTGGGAGGGACCTGGCAAGGGACCAGTCGAACGCCTTTGGAGTCTTATTACGGACTCGAAAGGGTTCTCCTGGTCCTACATCCAGGTACCCATCCTCGATAAGGTGGGTAAAGGCGAACACACTAAGGAGGCCTCGCTCACTTGCCGCGGGGAAGACTTGTCTTCCCCATGGCCCGTAGTAAGGCCCCTTAATGCTGTCCACCCAATCCCGGAACTTCGAGGAGAGCCAGCCTTGCCCCCCACCGGCCCCGAGGGGCTGTTCATAAACAGCCCCACGGGACACCTTGGGGGGGAAGTTATCTGGCTCCTCGAAGATCTCCTTGTCAAAATCCCCGGACTCCTCAATCCAGGACAACCAACTGCTAATCCAACTCTCTGCAGCCCTCGTCACGGACGGGGAGATCTCGATAGGGTGACTAACCCTATCGAAGAGCTCCTCGACCGCCCTCCGAGTCATCTCGGAGGTTGGTGAGGGCAGAGAGCGTTTTAGCTCGGCAATTTGGAAGAGGGTTCGCGGGGTCATCTCTAGGGGTCCAAACCACTTAGAGAAATCCAGCGAACCATCGTCTTTAGAGCCCAGGAGCATGGGATGAACATAAGGCGGAGAGAGTTCAGACTCCATACCACAAAACCTGGCATACTCACAGAGTGATTTTAAACACTTTGTGAGTATTTCAGGTCCGTGGTGAGTCCAAACTCCCATCGCCCACCTTAGAACTCTGAAGGATCGTCTGATCACTTCGGAGTTGTAAGGGTTCTTCTCCAGTCCTGTGGTTAGTCCTGGAAAAAGGACCTCGAAGAGGACTGTCAGAGGTTCCCAAAAGGTTTGAAAACCTTTTTGGTCCCTCGGACCCCACTTCGAGGTTAATTTCCGGATCCAGGTTGAGTTTTTTCCACTAACGCGCAAGCCAACAGACGGCAGGAATGTACCCGCACATCTGGGGGACTTCCTGACTACCAGTCGCAGAGGGATCCTTAATAAGGGTTTCTTTGTACTGGGG